ATCAAACCACAGAGTCATTTAATAAAATAGATGATGAAGCTCTCGGTCAGTTAGGATCAGAGATTGAGCGTATACAATCAGTTCAAGAACAGATTGAATTAACAGAGCTCAAGGTAAAAAAATTAAAAGAAGAGGAGCAAGTGTTAGCAGATAGCATTACAGATCTTCTTCAATCAAAAGGTGTATCTGAATTAAAACTTACAGATGGATCTAAAGTCACCACAAAAGAACAATTATATTGCAGCATCAAAGAAGAAAATAAAGAAGCTGCATTTAAATGGGTGCGTCAGCAGGGAGATGGTGATATAATAAAGAATGTCGTTAGTGTGGATTTTAAAAAGGGTGAAGACAAAGTCGCTCAAGAATTCAAAACACTAGCAGAGAATTCGGGATTAGTTCCGAATGAAAACTCATCAATACATCCAAGTACGTTACGTTCGTATTTGAATGCAAAATCCAGAGATGGTGTAGACTTTGATGAGAAATTGTTTGGTGCCTTTAGGCTTAATAAAGTCAGTATCAAGCAATCGTAACTTTAAACTATGAGGTATGATGTATGAGTAAACAAGTACAGAAAAAAACTAACAGCAATGCTGTTTCAATAATGTCTAAATTTGAGGGAGTTGAAACAGGATTTGAAGAGATGGGTGCGGATGATCTGCAGCTCCCTCGATTAAAACTTCTACAAGCTATGTCTCCAGAATTAGAAAGTGATGATGCTCTTAGAGCAGGACATATTTTTAATTCTGTTACAGGAGACTGGTGGCCTAGTGAACAAGGTGTAAAGGTTATACCTTGTGTCTATCATAAAACATACGTTGAGTGGGCTCCTGTTGGGAGTGGTGCAAAAGGGCCGGTGTCCGTGCATCAATCTAAAGAAGTCATGAATGACACGATACGTGCTGATGATGGAAAGTTTTATAACAATGACAACTCGGGTAATTACATCGAAGAGACTGCTAATTACTTTGTGTTGATCATCGGGGGAAAGGGTGAAACAAGTCAAGCAGTGATATCAATGAAATCATCACAGCTTACACCAAGTAGAAATTGGAATAGTAAGATGAAAAATCTTAAGATCCAAAATTCAAAAGGTGAATATTACACTCCACCCATGTGGTCTCATTCTTATCTTCTTAAATCAGAGAAGGTGAAGAATGGTGACAAAACCTGGTACAAGTGGAAGGTTGAATTAGATTCAATGCTTTCAGTTGAGTCGCATGTCCATGAGGCATCATCTTTTTCTAAAGATATGAGTGCAGCTAAAGACAAGCTTCAACCAGAAATGGAGGAGGACAAGACATCAAAAGATAATCCACCGTTTTAAAGGTCAGGTTGCAGAAGAGAAGATGCGGAGTTCAGCCCTCTTCGTTAGACCGTGCATGGTTCTGCAATCTAAGTGTTTCTCCCGTGCATGGTCGCAGGGCTGCATTACTTGAGAAACAATGGACATAAATAAATTTAAAAAAATATTTGCAGGTTTAGATAGGGCATATGGTCAATACAGGGCCGGTGCTGTAACAGAAGGAAAGAAGGTAGATGGTGTTGCAATTACTAAAAGAGGTGCTTTATCAGATGCACTATGGCAAAATCATCTTGAGGGTAAGGCGCCATCGTTGGGCAGTATCCCCATTAGAGATGATAACAATTGTACTTGGGGTTGTATTGATATTGATACTTATCCTCTAGATATTAAAAAAATAATTTCCGAAATTAGAAAAAATAATTTACCATTAGTACCATGTCGTTCAAAAAGTGGTGGTGCACATTTATTTCTTTTTATTTCGGAGCTAGTTCCGGCAAGTCTTGTAGTAGAAAAGTTAAAAGAAATGGCTGCGAGCTTGGGTCATGGTAACTGTGAAATATTTCCCAAGCAAGTCACAGTTAATTCAAGCAGGGGAGATGTTGGGTCTTGGCTTAATCTACCTTACTTTAATGCTAACAATACTATGCGTTACGCTTATTTGGACGATGGTAGTGCTGCTGATCTCCAGCAGTTCTATGATCTATATGACAAGTACAAAGTTACAAAAGAAGAACTTGAAAACTTAAAAATAAAAGTATCAAAAAAATACAAAGGGTTTGATGGACCACCTTGCATAGAAAAACTTATGGAGGTTGGTATAGTTCAAGGCATAAATGAAAAGACTCCAAACGGAGGCCGTGACAATGGCTTGTTTCATTATACCGTTTATGCAAAAAAGAAGTGGCCACAAGAATGGCAAGACAAAGTAAATGAATTTAATAATAAATACATGAACCCACCTTTAACATACAGAGAGGTAGAAAAAACAATCAGATCTCATGAGGGTAAAGAGTACAAAGGTTACTTATGTAAATCAAGCCCTGCATGCAATTACTGTTCTGAGGATGTATGTATGACAAGAAAGTTTGGGATTGATAAGGGAGATCTTGAATATGATTTTACAGATGTAAAAAAATTTGAAACAGAGGATTCGTATTGGTACATAACTATAAATAAAAGACAAGTGCGTGTAAGAACAAGCGTCTTGTTTGATTTTAATAAATTTGCGTTAGCTGTTTTTGATCAAATTAATATTGTTCTTCCACTTACAAAAGTAAATGATTGGAGAAAAAAATTAGATGAGATCGGACGCGATGCACAAATAGAAAAGCTAGCGGATGATACAACGTTAGATGGTAGATTTGATGAACATTTAAATTCTTTTGTAAATGATTTAGGTAAAGCTCAAACAATAGACGAAGTTGCTTATGGTAAGTGTTATCACGAAGATGGATATATTTATTTTAAAATGAAATTCTTAACACAGTATTTAGATAAACAAAGATTTAGAGGGTACGATCCAACAAGAACTGCGTCAAGATTAAGAGAACTTGGTGCTGATCAAACAGTTAGAAAAGCAGATAAGAAAAACAATAGAATGTGGAAGATAAGTGCTGAAGCATTTGAAAGAGTTGCGAAGCTTCCTGTTCCAGATATGGAATCAAAAGAAGAGGATTTACCGTTTTAAATTGGATGTCAGGTGTGAAAAAAAAGAAAAAGTGCTGTGTTAGGTGTGTAACTCTTGTCATATGTTAATTAATCTGTATTAAAAAGGAGAACAAAATGGAAAAACTAATTAGGGAGACTTTAGAAATAGCTGCACAACTGGTTTCTAAATCAGAAAGCAAAACAAAAAAGCTAACTAAACGAATGCTAGTTAACGATCTAAAAATGATAAAACTAAATTTAATGATGATACAAGATGATATTACAAGACAGTCAAAGCAAAAAAATTGATATAATATTTGGTCCACCTGGCACAGGCAAGACAACACACTTGCTTAACATCGTCGAGGAAGAGTTACAAAAAGGAACTGCTCCAGATAAAATAGGATACTTTGCTTTTACAAAACGAGCAGCGAGAGAAGCTATTGATAGAGCAATGAAAAAGTTTAATCTTACTAAAAAAGATTTAAGATATTTCAGAACATTACATAGCATGGCTTATCTAACATTAGGATTAGCGAGCGATGATGTTATGGGTGATAAAGATTATGCAGAGGTATCTGATCTGCTACAAGAAAAATTAATTAATCCAAATAAATCTGTGGACCACCTTGGCATATCAACACCGCAAGATCCTTTTTTAAGAATAATTGACCAAGCAAAAATAAAAGGCGTTCCTCTTTCAAGTGAGTTCTTAAATCAAACAGAGCATGTTATGTTTGGTGAGCAAAAACTAAATCAAATAGCAGAGGGATTAAAGCAATACAAAGGTAAAAAAGCTAAGCTTGATTTTACAGATATGATTATAGAATTCAATTTACAAAAAGCTTGTCCTGGTTTTGATGTTGTTATTATTGATGAATCACAAGACTTAAGTTTTATACAATGGCGAATGGTAGAGATACTTATTCGTAATTCAAAAAAAGCTTTTATCGCTGGTGATGATGACCAAGCAATCTTTGAATGGGCTGGAGCTGATACAAAAAGATTACAATTAATTGGTGGTAAACGACAAGTGTTAACACAATCCTACAGAATACCAAGGGCCGTGCACCATGTGGCAGGAGACTTGATTAATAAAGTAAATGATCGAGTACAAAAAGATTGGAATCCAAAAGAAGAAGAGGGAGTTGTTATGCGTCACCGCATGCGTTTTAATAATCATACTGATTTAACAAAAGGTGAGTGGTTAATCTTAGCAAGAACAAATTACATGCTGGACGATGTGATGGATCGTTTAAAAAGAGAGGGCATGTTCTACACATTTAAAAATAGATCTTCTGTTTCTGATCGTTTGATTAGAGCGGTTGAAGGTTGGAACAGATTAAAAGAGGGCGCGATAGATCTTCAAACAGTAAAAGATATTTATTACTACATAAGTGGTAGTGGTAGAATACAACATGGATACAAAGAAAAGCTTAAACAAATGGACCCAACTGCCATGTATGATTATGAATCTTTGACCGTGCATCATGGGTTAAACGTAGATATAAATCTTGCTTGGGATCTAGCTTTAGATGATGTGCCCGAATCTATGAGAATGTATGTGAACACAGCTCTACGTAGAAATGAATTTAATTCTGCTAAAAATATAAGGGTTTCTACCATTCATGCATCCAAGGGTAGCGAAGCAGATAATGTTATGTTATTAACAGATCTACCTAGAAAAGCTGATCTTAGCGTTTCTACAAAAAGGGATGATGAACGGAGAGTGTTTTATGTCGGTGCCACCAGGGCAAAAAAATCATTACATATTATTGAAAGCAAAACAGATAGGGAGTTTACAGAGTTACTATGATTTGTGAAAATATTTTGGAAGAAGCAAAAAAATTGGTTAAGGGAGATCGTCAAGAAGAGTATGGAGACAAACTTAAAAACCATGAGAACATCGCTGCATTATGGTCAACTTTCCTCCGCAAAGAAATTACACCTCACGATGTAGCGATGTGCATGGCTCTAGTTAAAGTAGCTAGATTAATGCATGCACATAAGGAGGATAGCTATATAGATTTAGCAGCTTATGCAGCCATAGCTGCAGAAATAAACGAACGAACGAAATGAGCCAAGGCAACTTTTTTCAAACTCCAAGTGAGTGGGTGCCACCAGAAGTAGTTCCTGATCTTACGGATGCGAAAGAAATTGCAATAGACTTAGAAACAAAAGATGATGGCTTGAATAAAAGCATGGGTCCAGGATGGGCTACAAAGAGTGGTAGAGTGATAGGTGTTGCTATAGCTGTGGATGGATGGGAAGGATACTATCCTATCGCACATGAAGGAGGACACAATTTAGACGCAAAAGTTTTTACTAATGCACTTAAACCTATTTTAGAATTACCTTGCGATAAAATATTTCACAACGCTATTTATGATGTTGGGTGGCTTGATGCCATGGGTTTAAAAGTTCATGGCCGTATTGTTGACACAATGGTTGCAGCTCCTTTAGTTGATGAGAACAGACGTAATTATTCTTTACGAGAACTATCTAGACATTATGTAGGAGAAACAAAATCAGAAACTTTATTGTACGAGGCTGCGGCCGAATACGGTGTGAACCCAAAGAGTGAGATGTGGAAACTACCTCCAATGTATGTTGGCCCTTATGCAGAACAAGACGCTGCAGTAACTTTAAAGTTATGGAAAGTATTACAAAGAAAAATAATTAAAGAAGACTTAACAGATATATTTAATTTAGAATCAGATCTGTTTCATGTTTTGTTTGCTATGAAAAAGAAAGGTGTAAGAATAGATCTTGATAAAGCTGCAACAATTAAAATTGATTTTGAAAAAGAAGAAAACAAAGTACGACGTAGTTTAAATAAAACATGTGGCTTTGATCTTGAGATTTTATCACCACTATCTATTGCAAAAGCTTTTGATAAATTAAAAATAAAATACAGTACAACACCAACAGGATTACCTGCCTTTGATAAAAACTTTTTATCAAATCAACCATCAAAGTTTGCGCAAGACATAGTAAAAGCAAGAGAGTTTAACAAGGCAAGAACAACATTTGTAGATTCTATTTTAAAACACGCACACAACGGTCGTATTCATGCAGATGTAAATCAAATGCGATCTGAAACAGGTGGCACTATCTCTGGTAGATTAAGTATGCAAAATCCTAACCTGCAACAAATGCCTACACGTAATCAAAATATTGGACCTAAAATACGAGAACTCTTTATTCCTGAAGAGGGTGAACAGTGGGGCTGCTTTGACTACTCACAGCAAGAGCCTAGACTTCTTGCACACTACGGTGCACTTGTTAGTGAGACAACATCGTGGGAGGTTAGCTCAGTAAATAAATTAGTAAAAGATTATAATGAAAATCCGGACACAGACTTTCACCAGGTAGTTGCAGATATGGCTGGTATAGATCGTAAACAAGCAAAGACAATCAACCTCGGCATGATGTATGGTATGGGCAGAGGTAAGCTTGGTTCTCAATTAGGATTGGACATGGATGAT